ACGGTTTTATCACCCGGGCCATATCAGAAACCATGGAGCGGGACCAAGCCGCTCAGGACCCGCCTGACGGCCCATCAGAGGCCCCTTAGCACGCCGGGGAGTAATCCCCGGTTTTCCTATTTCCTGGGCTTCTGCCGCTCCACGGCGGCGTTATTGGCCCGAATCCAGCCGTCCCAGTCCCGAAGCGGAAGGGAGAGCCAGAAGGAGGCGTCCGTATGGTTGTTCTGGGCAAGAATCAACGTCTGTTCCCGGAGCCACGCGCCCCCGTCGCCGGTTACAGCTCCGAGAGAATCAAAAAATTTCGCGCACTGCCGCAAATCTTCTGAAACACGCCCAGCGGCAAAGCCAGGAGGGTGTTTCGGTCCGGCCGTTTCCCTTCGGCGGTGCGGCTGGTGCAGGCCCGGACCGCCATACCCGCCAGATACTCCCCGGAGAACTTCGGGGACACCACGGCTCGCCCCGTACGGGTCAGGATCTCCGATTCAATGGCAAGGCTGTCCATGCCGGTGAGTTTCTCCCAGTCGAAAGTCAGGGAGTCAAAGGTTTTGTCCTCATAGACAAAGGGCGTCTGAAAAACGTGGATAAACTGTCCCCATCCACCCGCCGCCAGGGCTTTTGCCTGTCTGGCAAGCTGCTCCATCTCTGGATCACCGTCTTCAACCGGCTTGGAAACGTTCTGTTTGCTGTCCATCGTTCACCTTATCCTTTCCCCAGTGCTTTCCGCACCGGAGCCATATAGTCCACGCCGTCGATCACGCACTTCATACTCCGCTTGTCCACCTCCCAGAGCTGCTTGCCGTCCCGGTAGGCGGCGAAATAGTACACCGCATACTCTCCGGAGGTATCCGCATTGCCCATCGGAGCCACCGTGCCGGGGCTGGCGTTCTTGGGCCGGACAATCACCACATATTTATCTGCCCATAAGCCGACTTCCGCCTGCTCCACGTCCCAATATTCCTCCGCCACCCGCATATCCAGCTGGTGTTTCTTCGGTGACATCAGCCGCACCGCGTCGCCGTGAGGCGTCAGCCAGTCAATGGTAAGCGTCATGGTGTTCACCATGCCGTAAAGCGGAATTTCCATTTCGCCCATCATCCCCGCGCCGGAGATGGTCACGCAGGGATACGCAATGCTGGGAAGCTGTACCTTGGCGACGCCCAAAAGGTTCACGTCGTTTTCATAGATTTCCAGGTTGATATAAGCCGCCGCTTGTTTCATCCGTCAACACCCTCCTTTCATCCGGCGAAAGCCGCCGTCATATAGTCGATATCATATTCCAGGGTAAAATCAATCTCCTGGGCGGGAGAGGGCGGCGTCAGAAAGATATGGATTTTCATAATACCGCTCATCAGGTCCGTTACCGGATTTTCCTCCGCCAGCAGTTCACACCGTGCCCCATAAAGGTAACCGCTGCTGCACAGACCGCCAAGCCAGAAGTTACAGGTCTGAATGATGGAATCCCGAAGCGTCCTCGTGAGGGGCTTGTCCTGCTTGGGCCAGAAGGTGCGGATCAGCGTATTGCCGATATAGTCAAACATACGCGATACCGGGATAAACTGGTCTTTTACGTCCGTATTTCCGGGAAAACACGCGGTATAGTTGCCCTTTGCTTTCCAACCGCTGTCCATGAAGTTGATTGCGGTGACAACGCCCCAATCGCCTGCAACCATCTCCACCTGCGGCCAGGTAAGGTTGACCTCTGTGCCATCCTCCAGGCAGCAGGCATCCATTTTGAGATTTTTGTTACTGGGAGATTCATAGGGAATGCCCCGGTTATCCGTATCCACCTTTGCCATAAGGCCCGCAAGCTGGGTGGACAGATGGAAAACATAGTCTCCAAGCCTGACCATCGGCCAGCAAAGAATCTGGTTTTCATCTACGAAATTGTTTTTATTCTTGTAAGCGGAAAGCTCGGAGTATTCCCGCACGCCGTTTTTCCCGCTGTCGCAGTCGATAATGGCCTTACCCTTAAACAAACCGCTGATTGCAGCAGCTTTCGTTGCCATAACTGCCGCAACTGTTGTGACATGCGACCATCCGGGCACACAAATCAGGTCGGGCACAATACCGACCACCGTCATAGCAGCATCTACCTGTGCTACACCGTCAACCACATCGGCCATCGTTGCAGTATCCGGCATAACGGCAGTGTAGCTAACGCGAAGAGAAACCGCGTCATAAGCCGCACTATCCGGCAGTAGCTCCACGATACAGACATAAGTATCCGTATCATCGCGGTCATAGAAAACGCTGTAATCGGTATCCTGTTCCAGCAGCGTCTCCTGTTCCGCGCCGTCAACCAGCACTTGGGCCGTTATTTTCAGGGTGTCTGCAATCGTGTCGATCGGCAGGGTGGCCTGTCGGCTGACAACCGTAAATTCCTTTGCTTCTACGGTTTCCGTCATCGTGGAGAGGTCAAGGATATTGCAGAAAATCGCCGGCTGGCTGCCAAACAGCTGGAAGTGGGAGTACATGAATTCACAGAGCGTGTACTTCTTCCAGTCGTAGGAAAAGCCGAGCTTTTCGACTGCCTCGTCCCAGCTGGTCGCCAGTACCGGCGTATTGGATTTTGCAGGCTTACTCGCCGAATGGACGGGCGCAGTCCCCACAACAAATGGGATGCTTACCTTCGCCTCATTCGGCGTACTGACCGATGTGGCCTGTTCGTGTACGCGAACGCCAAGAGTTGCCATAGCTTACCTCACTTTCCCGCCAGCTTTTGATAGTTGGCGTACAGGGCATTGCCTGGGGTCTTTACTTTCGGGTACACGTCCGGCAAAGCATCACCTGAAACGATCAGCGTTTTTACAAGCGGATGCTTTTCAATCGCAGCAGCAGCCGCATGCAGGGCATTCGCCCGGTCTCCGCGGAAAATAGTGCCCGTCTGAATCAAGCCTTTCAGATTCGGCCCGAGATAAATATAAAAGCCGGATGTGTTGGCCTCCGGCCTGCTGACAGGAGCGGCTTCTCCTGTCAATGCTGTATTTACAGTTTCAGGGTTAGTATCAATCGTTTTCTTTGCCATTTTCATCGCTTCCTTTCAATTTGAACGTTTCTTCCAGATGCCGTGCTTTCGGGTCATATGGAGGCATACCATGTACAACCCGCGCCACATCTATCCGGGTAACCGGCGGCATACGCCAGACGGTAATCATTTCACCGGCAAAAAAATGGTCTTTTTCCTCTGGATAGACCAGGCACTCCATGCCTGACTGCGTATCCAGCTGAAACTGTTTGCCAATCCACCCCTGAGACAAAAGAGAAATGCGCATCTGTTACATGAGGTTCAGAAGAGCAAGCCCGCCCTCCTGTTTATCCTGATGGTACACACAAAAAATAGAACGTACCACCGCAGCAGCTTCAGGATGCTGGCCGGGCGGCTGTACGTCCTTCCCTGTGAGAATCTGATGCAGGATATAAGGCGCCCTTTTATCCGAAGCCCTGCCATCCGGGATATGGGTACGGTAAACCGCTGCCGCACGCGGCGCAGGCGGTTCTTTATCGCCTTTTTGATACTCTACCGGCAAGAGCAAATCCTTGACCGTATCCTCGGTGAAGTCTTTCAAGCAATCCAGCAAAATTACCTTTGTCATTTCCGATTACACCCCCAGCCATTAAAAGCACGTACAATTTCGTGGTCAATTCTTTTCTTAAAGGTCTCAATCGCTTTATTTTCTATCGCATCTGATACCGCCTTGTCAGCGCCGATCAACTGAGGTGTGGATGGTCCGTAGAGCTGCCGGATCGGGAACCGGTCAGCGCCGATACGCTCATAAATGCCATAATGACCACCTATGCGAGCTGCAAAAGCGTGGTTTAGCGTTTCAGCAGTGCCTGTTCGCTTTACGCGTGTTACCACCCGTCCGCTGCCGTCAACGCGGGTATCGAACTTTGTAAGCGGTATCACATGGCCTCGAAAGCCGAACGAAACGCGGATTTCACCCGATGATAAACGGGTAAAGTAGTTGATGTTTTTTGTTTGGGCTAGGAATTCGCTTGCGCTGAGGGTGTACTCTTCTGTAATCGGTTTTTTTGCCGCCGTCTTCCCGGAAGCAGCGGCGCGGGCAAGCGCGGAGCCCACAGCCTGCCGCGCTTTGCCGATGCTGTCCAGAACGCCAATCGCATATTGCAGCTTCTCCTCGGCAATGACTTCAATCATGCCATGCTCACCATAGCTGTGTTCGGAAAACACGCTCCCGATTTCACTCATTCGCCGGTCGCCTCCAATCCGATTCGCAGCATCCCCATCCGGCAGACGGAAGAAGCAACGCAATACTCGTGAAAGAAACCATCTTCGTCACTGATTCGGATCGGCTGACCCTTTTTCGGCTGATTTCCCGCCAAATCAGAGAGGGCACAGCGCAAGACGGCAGACACACGAAAAAGCCCTTCTGTATGGTTTTTCACCGTCTGCTGACGCTCTTCCTGCGTAGGGCCCGGCAGTGCAATCGGAATATTTTCATAGCGTTCCCCGTCATACTCAATGGTACGAATTTCCGCAAACCCGTCTGTATTCAAAAACACATTGCGGATATCAGCGGCAACCATATCCTTAAAGCTCATACGACCGGCCCCTCCGCACCCAGCTCCGGCGGGGCTTCGCCGTTGCCGGACGCTTCCTCTGCGGGCTGCTCCGGCCGGAAAACTGCGTCCAGCGCCGCGACCATATCCGCCTTGGACATACCGAAATTGCAGGGGATATCATGTCGTTTCAGCAGCGAACGGAGCTGGTCTGCTTTCATGTCAATGTCGTATGCAGGAATATTGGCGCTGTCGTCTGCTGCCATGCCCTCCGCTGCGTTTTCTCCATCGGGCAAGGGTACACCCTGCCCGCTTTCCTCCATGCCATCTGCGGGCGTTCCTGCGTCCGGAACGGCATTCAGGACAGGACGTGTCACATAGTCCGCCACGCCGCGTGCGACAAGCCGCGCCTCTTCCTCCCGGGAAAGCGTGAGCTTACCGTCCGCTGCGGTTTTATAGCCCTGCGATGTGCCGCAGGTGCCGCATTTGATCCAAATCATAATATCCTCCTTTCAATCAGGCTGCAGCGAATACTTTCTTCGCAGCTGTCCACGGGCTGACCGTTTTCGGCGCGAACAGCGGACGGCAGGAAACAATCGTCTCATCGGCAGGCGGTTTGATGGTTGAAATCCGGTTCGGAACACGCATCCCTGCATGCGTATGCCACTGATTGTCCATTTCCTTCTGTGTCACTGCGCCGTACAGGCCCTTGCCGCAGTTTGGAGCCGTAACAACCGCACTTCCTTCCTCTAAGAATGGGGTATCCTTCCCGTCCTGGTCTTCAAAAGTCCCGTCATTGACGAAGATTTCCAGCCTCCGGCCACCGAAATTAAACCGTCCCAGAGAAACTACATATTCGGTCAGCGCATCAGGATTGATTGCGCCGTAATCCGCACGGCGGTTGTCCATCATATACTGAATCCATGGGTCTTCCATCAGGAAGTTGCCAACGTCATTGGAAACAACCAAATCCGTGGCTGCTTTCCCGCGCCGGGTCAGCATTTTCACCATCTGAATAATGTCATAATACCAATTTCCCGGAGTATGTTCGTCCGCCCCATGCTCCCATTTTGCGGCGGGAGTGAAAAGGGCCGGGTTGTTTTCGCCCTCATAAAACGTGACGGGAATATCCTCGTAAATCTCCGGGTTATCGGTCTGGTGGCGCATGATACAGCCATTATTCAGCATGGTTTCACAGGCAAGCCATTCCTCGGTACGGGATACCCGCGCGGACAGGTCGCTGAGGTCGCCCATCAGCAGACGGCGGGCACGCATTTCCGGGGTGACCGTGCTCATAATGCTTTCTCCGAAGCCGCGCCGGGTCAGCTGGTCAATCGTCAGCGGTTTGGAAATCGCAATGTTACCCGGCTCCAGCTCGTAGGTGCTGAATCCGCTGCGTCCAACAGGCAGCGCGCCAATTCTGGGGACTACAAAAGGCGCAGCCTTCCGGCTCCCTTCCTTGTAATCGGCCAGCACCTTGGATGTACCGAACACATCCGATGCCAAGTCGGTAGGGAAGTAGCGCCGCTTGAAAAAAGTCGGTTCGGGGGTCAGCTCCTCAATCGCTGCCAGCATGTACAAAGTATCATAAATGTCCATTGCTCAATCCTCCAACATATCCGTAAAAATGATATCGTATTTGCGCAGTGTATCCTTATCGGCAGCGGTCAGGGAATAGCCCTCATGAACCATGACCGCACGGGGATTGAAATTCCCGCTGCGGTAGGCAACAGCGGCCACAGCCGCCGTCCCGGAAGCATCCACAGGGGCCGCCAGGATATAGGCCGGGCTGCCGCCTGCCGCCATGGTTTCACAGGTCCCGTCCTCTTTGGCGGACAGCACTGTGCCGCGCTCCAACATACCAGCCCCGGCCGCAATTTTTATGCCCGTAGTAAAGGCGCGGGGGAACAGCCCTGCAATCAGGTTATCCTGTCCGCGCCCGCCAACCTTACGCACCAGATTTTCAGACATGATTATCTGACCTCCTTTTTCCGTTCATTGAATGCCCTGGCATCCGCTTTGGCCTGCGCGGCAATCATCTGCGGGGTTTCTGCCCCGCTGGTAGCGCCGCCGCCCGCGCCGTCGGCTGCGTTTACGTCCCGCGCCCCGGATGCAGCCGTATCCGCCTCCAATGCGGCCAGGAACTGCCGCCCCTGCTGCGCGGCCTTTTGCGCCGCCTGATAGACCATTTCCTGTGCAGTACAGGGATGCTCGCCGTATTTGGCGGCGTTAATGGTTTCCGCATCGAACAGGCCCGCAAGTTTATCAATTTCCTGAAGCCGCAGCCGTTCGGCCTGCACCTGATCCGGTGTGCCGGAATCCTGCGCCGCCGGGGCCGTCTGCAATGCAGGTACCGCAGACGCGGCGGGCGTACCGGGAATGGGTGCTGCTCCAAACGCAAGAACAGAAGCCTGCGCTTCCGCCATCAGCTGCGCCGCAAGCACGGGGTTTTCCTGCCGCAGTTCTTCAAGGTTTTTTGCCATCGTATTTCCTCCATCCTCTTCACCGGACTGCGCCGGTGTTTGTGCCTCTGTCCCAGCCACGGGAAACATACCAGGGGCAATCATCCCCGGTGCAAGATGCAGCCGCCGCCCGCCAGCCAACAGGAAACGGCCATCGGCACTGGCGGCAATTTCAAGCGGCTCCGCATCTTGAATCAGCTCATCTGCAAAGCCCTTTTCAACCGCTTCCGCACCGGTCAAATAAGTGGTTTCACTCATCATGCGCAGCAGTTCTTCTTCGGAAAGTTTTGTCCGGCGCTGATATGCTGCCACTGCCGCCCGGTCATAAGCATCGTGCTTTGCGGTAATTTCCCGCAGGTCGTCCGCGTTGTAGCTGCCCCAAAGCGAGCTCCAGCACCGGTGCACCATCACGAGACTGGAAGGGTTGATTTTCACAATATCGCAGGCGCACATGATCATGGACGCTGCGGACATTGCCGCGCCGTCCACAATACACGTCAGCCGCACGCCCTTCCCGGACAGCTCCCGCAGCCGGTTATGGATCACCATGCCAACCAGTGCATCCCCGCCGACGCTGTCCATCCGGATCGTGAGAAACCTTGCGCCAGACAGGTTTTCCAAATCACGCAGAAAATCATCCTGTGCAATATAATCGCCCTCCAACAGCTTCCCCGTCCACCAGTGCGTCGGATGGGTTTTGACAACCTCCCCATACATCGTGATTTCCGCACTGCCGTCACTCTGCATGGACATTGCATAGCACCGCTCCGGCGCACCCCGGGCCTCCGGCCTGGCCTTTCCTCGGAATTTATCCCAAAAACTCACTCGTTTTCTCCCCCTTCGTTCTCATCCTTTTCGTTCGGGTCAACCTCCATGCGGATTCCGCCGCCGCCCGCCGCTGCCAGCCTGGCATTCTCTGCGGCCAGCTGCTCCACGTTTTCATCCCAGTCGCCCCCGCCGGTTTCACGCGTGACCTGCTCGTGGGTCTTTAATCCGTGCTGGATTTGCAGGACTGCCGCTTTCACTTCCTTGAGCGGTTCAAGGCTGCCCTGTACCGGCCCGATCCACCGCGCCCCGCACCATGCGGCACGGATCAGCGGGTCATCAAAAAAGCCAGGCGCTTTGATACGTCCCCGGGCTACGGCTTCCGAAAGCCAAACCTCATAAACCGGCTGGCAAAAATCATCCACAAACCACACCCGGCGCATACGAAACTCCTCCCATGCGTCCAGCAGCGCGGCACGCGCGGACGAATAAGAGGAGTTATATTCCTTGATAAGCACGTCATAGGGGATGCCCAAGCCCGCGCCGATCAGCTTACAGAACGTCTTTACAAACGCCTCAAATCCCGCAGTCGGGATATTGGGATTGCCGAATTCGATACTTTCCCCCGGCGGCAAATGAAACACTTCACCCGGCCCCATTTGATACTCATTCGGGTCAAATGGGGTTTTATGCGTTGCGGGATTTGCGCCCGGTACGCCCGCGATACCATCCCCTATTTGGTTGAACGGCAGGCCGCTTGGGTCCGTCTTTGTGACGATCCATGCGGTAAAAAAGCTCTGTATCAGCGCTGCCATCAGCTCGGATTCGGTATAGCGGCGCAGCTGCAAAAGCGGCTCGATCACCTGTGCCAGATAGGTCACGCCACGGTACTGGTCCGGGCGTTCGCTGCTCATAATATGCAGGATATTGGGCAGGCCCAGCCGCTTCCCGTAGGCCTCTACACGCGCCCATACCGTAGGTTCGGCAAAGGTGAGCTGCCACGGGTATGTATTGCGGATGTGATAGGCAACGACCATGCCGTTCCCGTCAACTTCAACGCCGTCAAATATCTGGTTCCCGGTCTGGTCATTCCGGCCATCGGTAATGCCGGGCCAGCCGGTCAGCCCGCCCATGGTATCCGGCGTGCTGACGCGGTCGGCTTCCACCAAATGGATACGCAGGGAATAGGGGCTGTTCCGTGTAACCGGATAGCGTTTCAGCACCGCGAATACATCCCCCGACATCAGCCAGGATACAAGGGCAAGCTGTTGCAGGGAATCAAAATTATTCATCCCGATTGCATCACAATACTGTTTGCGGCCCGCCCAAAGCCGGAACTCGGCTTCTGTCCGCTTCTGCCATTCCTTGGCGGATTTCGGGGACAGCCCTAAAAGCTCCCGGTTTACCGCGCTTTTCAAAGATAAGCCAACACCAACCACTTTCGTGCGGTTTGTATTTACGGCGGAGGTCGCAAGCGGCGCTCCCATGTAAAGCATCCGGCCACGCTGGCGGAGTGTCGCGGTATTCCAGTTGATATCCTCGTTCGGCGAACCGCTCCGCGCCTGGAACCCTTTCAGCGCCCGGCGGATCAGGCTGGCCCCGGCATCGCTGTAGCCGCTCGCCTTTGGGCGGGCACTGTCTGGCAGGAGCAGTCCGGTTCTTTTGTCCTGATACATATTTGC